CGGACAACGCCGGCCATCTGCATGCACAGCTTGTAGCCGGCGATCTCGTCCAACTTGGCGAAGAAGTCAGCCTGCTGCTCGGCGTCCATCTCCCAGAACATCTCGGCCAGCTCCGCCGGTCGGATGCTCACGCTGGCCATCACGTCGATAGCGCTCATGCCGCAGCCCTCCGCAGCATCTGAGCCATGGCCTCGGCGCCGGTCAGGCCGTCGTCCTCGATCAAGTCCTCGATGGACCCCATGACGTACTCGTTCCGGGCCTTCCGGCACAGCGCAGCGAACGCGAGGTCATCGCCAGCGTCCAGAAGCCGGGCAGCCTTGGCGAACCACGGGGCCGGCTGGTCGCCGAAGGTTTCCTCCAGCATCACCGGCAGCGCCTGGAGCGCGGCCAGCGCCACGTCGTCCAGTTCCTCGCGCTCCGGCGGGCTCATGTCGTCGTAGGCCCGCTGTGCGGACCGGCTCATCGTCTGGTGCTGCATTGCCATCCCAGTCTCCAAGCCCCTCCGGGTATCCGGGTGTCGTGGGGCGATGGAGGTAATTTACCCAAGGGTATTCATTGATGCAATACCCAAGGGTAAATTTTCTTCAACTTTCGATCATGCACCGCAGCAATCCGACTCTGGGCATAGAAAAGCCCGCGCTGTGAGGGCTGGAGCGGATAGCAAAAACCCCGCCTAGCGGGGTTTGGTGGCTCTACTTTGGGTTGCCCTTTGGAGGGAAAAAGCCGCGCCATATCCAGCCAAGTGACCAGCCCAAGGCATAGATGATGCCTAGAAAAACAGCATAGAACACGGCTCCATAGAGAAGGAGCTGACGCCACTCGCTGCGTCTATCACGCAATTTTTCGCCAGATATGAAGGAGCGCAGATCGGCAGCGCAATCGCTCCACATGACAGGCTCACCAGCGTTCTGGTACTGACTCCATGGCCCTTCGCTTCTAAGGCTGCTTGACACTACTTTCCCTTGGAAGCGTCGCAGCAGGTCAATAGCTTCATCCTTGGTTAGAAGGCTATCCCCTGCGTCTTGGCACTCGGGTGCGAAGTGAGAGTCAGCTTCCTTGGGACTTGAGGCTATCCACAGTGCCAGTCCTGGAAGCACTGATATCACCGCAAAGACAAGAAAAAGGCGTTGCCATCCGTTCAACATTTACCTCCCCCTGACATGCGTTTACTAGTTGAACCGCTCTATCCTGTTGCGCAGGTATACCTTGCCACCCACGAGCGTGCCGGCGGGCATCGGGAATGGCTCGCCGTTGCGCTCACGGTTGTCGCTTGCGACGTGCACCACGCCCTTATCGAGCAGCCGCTTGATCTGCTGGCCGTTGCCCATGTTGATCAGGTACAGGCCATCGCCATCGAACGACGTGACGCCGGTGTCCACGACAACCACGTCGCCGGGGTGGATTGTGGGTAGCATCGAGTCCCCCTTGCCGGTGACAAGCACGAGCCGGCCAGGCGCTGGTACAAACCCCACGATTGCGCGGATGTAGCTCGGCTCGAAATCCACTGCCCGTATCACCTCGGGGCAGTCGTCATTGACCCTCCCGTCCCCCATGCCGGCCTCCGCGTCCAGTTGCTGGACGCGAACGTAGTCGCCGGTTGTCGCAGGGATGGAGACCGAGACAGCCTGCCCGGAAAAGTACCCAGGAATGCCCAGGGCCATCTCAATCTTCTCGATGGTGTCCTCCCCAATGCCCTTGGCCCCCGCCTTCCCCTCCGGGTAGAGCATGCGCGAAACGTAGGAGGCCGCGATGCCGACCGCGTCCGCGAAGCGCGCGGACACTCCATCAAAGCGGTCATCGATGAGGGCGCGCAGCAACTGGCGGCGGTGGTCTGCTTTCGTCATGGCGGGAGGGTGGCAGGAAATTACCCGCAAGTAACTAACCCGCAGGTATTGCATATTGGATACCCATGGGTAAACTCGCGGGTATGGACACCCTTCGCACACATCTCAATTCCATGCCGGTGGCGCAGCAGGCGGACTACGCCAAGCGTGCCGGAACGACCATTGGCTACCTGCGCAAGGCTCTGAGTAAGGGGCAGCGATTCGACGGCTCCCTTGCTCGCCGCCTCGATGAAGAGAGTGGTGGCGCAGTCTCCCGCCATGACCTGCGCCCCGACGTCTTCGGCCCGGCTCCTGAAGCCAAGCCGCAGGGGGAGGTGTCCGATGCAGCTTGAAGTCAAAGCCACCGGGTACGCCCTTGTGGCTGAGATCCATTTGGCCTTCGTGGAAGGCGAACCCGTCGCGTTCGTCCAGTTGCCGGGCATTCCTGATAAATGCATCTCCCCCCATGCCCTGAGTGTGGCCGCACGTCTGGCTGAGGCGGCAAAGGCCGAGTGGATCGAGGCGCTTTCGGACGTCCCCCAGAACGCCGCGCCCTGTGCGAAGGACGGTCCCGCAGAAACCTCCGGGTGTGGGGATGCCGCGAGCGCCACCGCTCCGCAGGAACAGCCTGAAATGCCCGTCCTGGACCCCCTGACCATCATGGCGATGGCCAGGGAGCGAGTGGTTGCCCACGGTGGCAGCTTTCTCGAAACCGTGCGCGACTTGGTTGAAGCGCACAGAGAACTGCATGCGCTCCTTAGCTTGAAGGACGCTGGACGGCCATGAACAGGACTTTGTATGCCTCCGCCGCACGCTCGGCATCCGCCTTGACGTTGCCCGATGACGGTGTCTTTTCGATCAGCGCGACCAAGATGTCTGCCGCAATTTCGCCCGTCGTTTTGTTGGTCATGGATTCCCCCTCGTTGGTGGGTAGTGGTGTGGAAATCGCATCCTACCGCGAGGGGGGATCCTCCTTTGCGCCCGAGAAGGGAGAGGTGGCCTAGGTGGCCATGTCTGAGAAGACCTCGGATCGGTTGCTCACGGCCCATGGCCGCATGTTGGAGTGGTGCGCCGCCAATGGCGGGGTGCCTGCCGGCTATGCAGAGGATGCCATGGCCGAGATCGGCTTCTGGGCCTTAGTCGAGCAGCGTACCAATGCCGAGTTCGCGGCGGCGATGTTCGCCCAGTGGCAGCAGACGCAGCTGGCACGTGAAGGGGTGGCAGCCTGACATGGCCACGTCAGCGCCCCGGGAACGGCACGACCACGCCGGGCCGGGTGGGGCGCTGCCTTTCGCGCTTCGGGATGACGCGCACGGACACCCGATCACCGCGGCGGCTGATGGCGTAGAGCCGGCCGCACATGCGCTGCAGCACTACGACGTTCTGCGGGCACTTCTCCACTGATTCCATGCGGCTCGGTCCTTCGGGGCTGGGCCTTTATTTCGACCTGATGAGCCTGTCCCACGCAGTCCCACGCGGTGGGACCACCGAGGAAACCACCATGGCGGACCACCAACTGCCCCTGTTCTACGAGACCTACGAGGATGCGATCCGCGACTGCGTTACCGCCTTGGGCGGGAATAAGGTCGTGGGCTCGACGCTCTGGCCGGCCATGCCGGCGGACGAGGCCGGCCGGAAGCTGGCGCACTGCCTGAACCCCGACAAGCGCGAGAAGCTAGACCTGGGCGAGCTGCAGCTGATCCGCCGTGCTGCCCGCAAAGCCGGCGTGCACATCCTGGCGCACTACGAGGCCAGGGACGCCGGTTACACCGAGCCACAGCCGCTGAACCCCGAGGATGAGGCGGCCCAGCTGCAGCGCGAGTTCATCGCCGCGGTGAAGGCGATGGAGGTGATCCAGTCGAAGATGGCCCGGGTCGGCGGGGTGGCGGCATGAGCCTCTCCAGAATCGGAAAGTCCAGCGATTTGGCTATGAAAAGCGGGCTCACGCTGTTCTGCAGGACATCGCAGAGCGGAGCTGAGGGCATGGCAAGAACTTACGACGAGGCGCGGGAGGCTCGCATCCAGAGCCTCTCCACGCTCATCAGGACGGCCTTCTCGGCAGGTGACCGAGATGAGGCCCGGCGGCTGTACGAGGAATTCCGGGCTGCTGTGCTGGCGCGGTCGCCTGAGCAGGTAGGGCGCATGGAGCAGGGCAGGGAGGCACCCCAAGCATGAGCACGCTCGTGATGTCCCTCTGCTGGCCGCTCCAGATGCCTCCGACGCCGAAGGCTGTGCTGGTCTCACTGGCCGACAATGCCAACGATCAGGGCGTTGCATGGCCGTCGCTGACGAAGATCTGTGAGCGCACCTGTTTCGGCAGGACGGCGGTGATCGCGGCCATTCGCTGGCTGGAGGACGAGGGCCTTGTTGTTGCGGATCGGAGCAACGGCCGGCATACGTCCTACACGGTCGATCTGAATGCGATAAACCTGTTCGCCTCCCGAACCGGTCCGTCTCCCGAACCGGTCCGCCTCGCGGACTCGCACCAGTCCGCCTCGCGAACCAACCAGTCCGCCTCGCGAACCATACCCGTCCGCCAGGCGGACACTAACCGTCATAAACCATCAAGAACCGTCAGAAGCAACCGTCATAGTGCGGCGCTGGCGGAGGCGATCGAGCTGCTTCCGGATCTGCCTGCGGACCTGGTTGCTGACTTCGTGGCGATCCGGAAGGCGAAGAAGTTGCCTTTGACCGGGACAGCGGTGGCTGGCCTTCAGCGCGAGGCAGCGAAAGCGCGGCTGGGGCTGGAGGACGCTGTGCGGCTGTGCTGCGAACGTGGGTGGGCATCACTCCGCGCCGACTGGGTGGCCCGGGACGCAGGGCAGGGGCTGTCCCCCCCAGCGTCCCCGAGCGCTGACGGCGGCGGTTGTCGGGAGCTGCTGTGATGGCCGTGGCTCACGAGCACTTCCAGCGCGCCCGCGGCCTGCCGACTGCCATCGAGTCGGAGCAGTACGTGATCGGCGGCTGCATGAACTACCCAGAAGCCATCGGCCGCGCCGGCCTGGAACCCGGCGACTTCTTCCGCCGCGACCACGCGATGCTGTGGTCCGAAATGCTGAAGCTGGATGCAGCCGGGAAGCCGTGTGATGCAGTTTTCGTAGGCGAGTGGCTGACTGCCCAAGGTCATGGTGATCGCGTCGACCCGGCCTACCTGATCGAGCTGCAGGCCAACGGGTTCACCGTCGCCGGCTTGCCAGACCACGCAGCGTTGATCCGGGAACGCTCGGCGATGCGGCGGGCGATCGACATCGGCGATTCGTTGATATCGAAGTGCCTGGCTCCGGATGGCGAAGAGTCCGTCGCGATTCTGGACGCAGCCATCCGAGACCTGATGCAGCTGACCAAGACCCGCATGGGCTATGAGCACACGCTGGAGCAGGCATTGCATGAGGCATGGGCCGATGCTGAGGACGCCTATGCCCACCGCGGCGAAGTGCGCGGCGTGCCCTATGGGTTCACACGCCCTGACCGCCGTCTCGGTGGCGCGCATGGTGGAGACCTGATCTTCATCGGCGCCCGGCCGTCGATGGGCAAGACCGCGTTGCTGGTGAACTGTGCCTTCCACCAAGGCGGCCTCGGAATCCCGGTGGGCATCATTTCCGGCGAGCAGTCGGCGCGGCAGCTGGCGTCCCGCGGCATTGCCGGGGAATCGGGAGTGGCCGCCGAAAAGCTGCGCAGCGGTGACTTCACCGACGAGGAATGGCCGCGGCTTTCCTCGGGCATGCGCAAGCTGATCGGCCGGAGCGTCTTTATCTACGACCGCAGCGCTCCCACGCTGGACGAGGTGGTGCGCACGATCCGCCGCTGGAAGCAGGAACACGACATCCGCATCGCCTGGGTGGACTACCTGCAGCGCATCCGGGTGCCCCGCTCGAACGGTCGGGCTGAGGAAGTGGGCGAGGTGGCCCGCACACTGAAGACGTTGGCGCGCGATCTGGATATCCCGGTTGTGGTGCTGGCGCAGGTCAAGGCCGAGGTGGATACGCGCAATGGCAACAAGCGACCGAACCTGGGTGACATCGCCAACAGCGACGAGGCCACGCGCGAGGCCGACATCATCGCGTTCCTCTACCGCCACTGGGTTTATGACCGGGAGAACGGTGACCCTAGCAAGGCGGAGTTGAACGTCGAGAAGAACCGCCATGGCCCCTGCGGCCGTTTCGATCTTGGTTTCGACGGCAAGACCATGCGGTTCCTGGACCCGGAGCTGCAGCCTGACTACCTGGACCAGCCGGCGGCGCCACGCCGTGCACGTAGCGTGCCGGTGCCGACAACCGCCGCGGCTATGCGGCAGGGTGGTGACCCATGACCACCTTCATCCTCCGGGCCGAGAACGCCCGGGACCGCATGGCCGCGGCCTGGCGCTTCGCCTGCCAGTACCTGGAACTTGGCCGGGCCGTCCGCGTCGAGGTCAAGGAGTGCAAGTCCACTCGCAGCCTGGAGCAGAACGCGATGCTCCACGCCATCTGCGAGGACATCGCCCAGCAGCGGCAGTGGGCCGGCCGCTGGATCGACAAGGAGGGCTGGAAGCGCCTGCTGGTCGACGCCTGGGCGCGCACCGAGAGCCGGCAGCAGGGCGACATCGTGCCGTCGCTGGACGGCGCCAGCGTGGTGAACCTGGCCGTGCAGACCCGGACCATGTCCGTGGGCGACATGGCGGACCTGATCACCTTCGCGCAGGCCTGGGCCGTGGAAAACGGTGTGCGGCTGAACGAACCGCGGTATCGCGACTACGGTGAGCAGCAGCGGAGGGTGGCGTGAACAAATCAGACGTCCAGGACTTTTTTAAGCTCACAGATGGCCGTGTCGCATTCAACGCGCGCAATCTCTATGTGGTGCCGGAATCTGTCGGCCGCCCCATCGGTTGGGGAAAGGCGGCCACCCGTGAGGTTTTCGCGGGCAAGACGAACCGCATTCATGGCAAGGAGCACGTGATGTCCTGCGGTTCCGAGTTGATGAAGACGTTCGCCGTTGTCCCATATGTCCTGAGGGATCGTGTCCTTCTGTATCGAGACAATCTCTGTAGGGCCGGCGGATCTCGCACATTTCCGATCGCGTTCAATTCTCCCTTTGAACGTAGTCAGCTCACGAAGCATTACCGTTCCGAAGCTTCTGGCAACGAGGGCCTCCTGCCTTCTCCGATCTTCAGTCTCGGTATGGCGTTGGAGGTACGGAACGAACACGGCTACGAGAATTGCAACGATGCTGCCAATGGCTTGAACCCATGCTGGCGCTTCACTGCCAAAAGTCGCCGGCGTGATGAAGATGAGCACGCAAATAGCAGCGAAGAACCCGAAAGAAAACAATGCTGCGCAGGCAATTGTGCGATTCCAATTGATCGCTTTCATGGAGTACATCCATTTCGCTCCGTTGAGAGGGTGAAAGCATGAAGCGCGGCCGCTCAACCGGCAAGCCAACGGCGGCCCAGCAGGCGCGAATGGACGCCATCACCGAGATTGGCTGCATCGTGGCCCACAGCCTGGGCCTCGGGTACGTGCCTTGCGAGGTTCACCACCTGACCGTCGGCGGCAAGCACGGCGCCAAGCGGCGCGGTCATGACTTCACCGTCGGCGTGAATTCCTGGAGCCACCGCGGCGAGCCGTTCGGCGGCATGTCGGCTGACACCTGCGAGCGCCTGTTCGGCCCTTCCTATGCCAAGCAACCGCGCCGGTTCCGGCAGGAGATCGGCAGCGACGACTACCTGCTGGACCTGCAGAACACCCTGATCGAGCAGCACCAACTGAGGACGCGTGCATGGCAAGTCGCCTGACCTTCGGGATCGACCCGGGAATCTCTGGGGCTATCGCTGTGCTGGCCGACGGCCAGGCTGGCCCGATCATCGACATGCCGCTGCTGGGCGAGGACAGGGAGGTGGATGCCCGGCAGGTGGCGTTGTTCATCCGTGCCGCTCGGGACCTGCACCCTGACGCCTCGGTGTCGGCGGTCATCGAGCGAGTCCGGGCGATGCCGCCCAAGGACGGCGAGCGCAGGGCCGGCGCACAGTCGTCTTTCAACTTCGGCGACCACTACGGCAAGGCCAAGGCGGTGCTGGAGCTGCTGGGCATCCCGTACACCCGCGCCGAGCCAGCCAGTTGGAAGCGTCAGTTCGGCTTGACCGGCCAGCCCAAGGATGCGTCCCGGGTGCTGGCGATCCAGCGGTTCCCCACTGTGGCGGCCGAGCTGAAGCGGAAGAAGGACAACGGCCGGGCCGACGCCCTGCTGATTGCCCTGTACGGGGAACAGCGCCTGGCCAGCGGGGTGGCCGCTTGACCGACGCAACCGCCCGCATTTGGAAGCGCTACCGAGCCCGTGTCCGTTGTCATGGGCGCTGCTCGGTGTGCCAGTTCCGTGAGCTGAGCGACGGGACGTTCCACTGCCGGCGCCAGCCGGACCGGCAGGGTGCGTGCGACATCGACGGTCGCCTGCCGGCGTTCCGATTGGACGACGAGGTCCTGGACGAGCTGCGAGATGCGTAGAGCGGGAGGATGCGATGGCCACTTCGAACCACGACACCAACCGAGACCCCACGCCGCGTAGGCAGGTGGAGCGCCGCATCAAGCCGGCATTCTGCCTGGACGACTGTGCCACGGTGCAGGAGTTGGCCCAGCGGCTCCAGAAGCGCATCCGCCAGACGCTCTACGCCCGAGGGGCCGGCACGGTGGTGGCCATCAACAGCCAGGCCGAGGTCTACCTGCTCATGGCGGGGGAGGCGAGGACCGAGCGCTTCTATGCCGAGCAGTACGACTGGGTGATGGGCACCTACGCGGAGCTCCCGATGGGCGGGGGCAACGCGGCGGTCCCTGACCTGCACGCCCTGGAAGAGGACATCCGCTTCCACCTGCCGGCATGGGCACTGGACGATGAGCCTGCCCAGCTGGACCAGGGAGCCGAGCGGCCAGTGCAGCTCCAGCTCCCGTTCCCTCCGTTGCATGAGATGGCCGCTGCCGCGTAATGGCGGCATGAGCGACCGCCAGACGCTACCAACTTCAATGCTTGACCGTGTGCGCCAAGGGATCCTCTGGTTTCGCGCGGAGAACCCGGGCTCGCCGGTCACTGTCCGACTGCACCCGGATGCCCTGCGCGAGCTGATCCTGGAGTGCGAACCGCACCACTGCGGTGAAGGCCACTGGTGGTGGGACCAGGAAATGATCAGGCAGTCGAGGAGCGGCGGGTTGCGCATCTTCGGTGCCGCCATCGTCGTTGACGATTCACAGAATCACGAAGCGCCGGCCGGGGCGCTCTCTGCAGTACCGGCCCGACCAGCGGGCAGGTGTCGACAACAGCCCGCAGCCGACACGGAAGAGGCCGCGTGCGGCCGGCCGGGGGCCATGACCCCTGGTGACGCCATGACTTCCGGGAATCGGCGATCCACCGCTGTAGGGGGCTGACCATGTCACGCAAGACAGTCAAGCCCGCTGCCAAGAAGGCGGCAACAAAGCCACAGGGCAAGAAGGGCCCAGGCGGTAGGCCCAGCAAGTACAAGCCCGAGTTCGCCAAGCAGGCCAAGTTCCTCGCCGACAAGGGCTGCACAGACCCTGAGGTGGCGGCCTTCTTCGAGGTGGCCCTGTCGACGGTCTCCCTGTGGAAGCTGAAGCACCCCGAGTTTTCGGAAGCCCTAAGGCTGGGCAAGGCTGAGGCCGACAGCCGGGTGGAGCGGGCGCTGTTCGAGCGGGCCACCGGCTACAGCCATCCGGACACCCACGTCAGCAGCTACCTGGGCGAGGTGACCCTGACGCCAGTGATGAAGCACTACCCGCCGGACTCCACGGCGATGATCTTCTGGCTGAAGAACCGCAAGCCGGAGCACTGGCGCGACAAGCCGGAGGGCTTCAACGACGACGCGCCGCCGCCGGCAGCCGTCACGGTCGACGTGGTCAGTGGGCGAAAGCGTGCCGACGCTCAATGAGCCCCAGGCGGCGTTCCTCCAGCTGCCGCACAAGTTCCGGGCATTCGTAGGGGGCTTCGGCTCGGGCAAGACGTGGGTTGGGTGCGGTTCCCTGTGCCGCCATGCCTGGGAGTTCCCGCGGATCCCCACGGGCTACTTCGCGCCCAGCTACCCGCAGATTCGCGACATCTTCTACCCGACGATCGAAGAGGTGGCCTTCGACTGGGGGCTGCGAGCGCAGATCAACCAGTCGAACAAGGAGGTGCACCTGTACGCCGGCCGGCAGTACCGCGGCACGGCCATCTGCCGGTCGATGGACAACCCGGCCAGCATCGTGGGCTTCAAGATCGGCCGCGGTCTGGTGGATGAGATCGACACGCTGAAGAAGCGGAAGGCACATGACGCCTGGCGGAAGATCATCGCCCGCCTGCGCGTGAAGGCGCCCGGCCTGCAGAACGGCATCGACGTGACGACGACGCCCGAGGGCTTCAACTTCGTCTATGAGCAGTTCGAGCAGATCCCGGGACAGGAGCCGGCCAAGGCCGAGCTGTACGGCAAGGTCCACGCCAGCACCTACGACAACGAGATCAATCTGCCGGACGACTACATCGAGTCCCTGTTCGAGACGTACCCGGCGCAGCTGGTGAAGGCCTACATCAACGGCCTGTTCGGCAACCTGACCAGCGGCTCGGTGTACGCGGCCTACGACCGCAAGCTCAACGGCACCCTGGCCACGATCAGCGACGACGACCGGCTCCACGTGGGCATGGACTTCAACGTGATGAACATGACGGCCATAGTCTGCGTGATCCGGGCCGGCCAGCCGCTGGCGCTGGAAGAGTTCACCGGCGTCAGGGACACCCCGGCCATGATCGTGGCGCTGCGCGAGCGGTTCGGCGATCGGCACATCGCGGTCTACCCCGACGCCAGCGGGGAGAGCTCGCACACCAACAACGCCAGCGTGTCCGACCTCGGCCTTCTGCGGGCGGCCGGGT